GGTATCTTCTGACACAGGTGAAAGATACCTTCCAAGCGCTGCGATTAAAAGTCTCAGCCCTAGTGAGTACGCTGCGACAACCAAAGCCAAGCGAGCCGGAAAAGAAGCCGGAAAACAATTCGTAGCGCAACCAAAAAAGATTGCGGCTAAAACTGCAAAATTTCGTTAGACTTTAATTGGAGATTACTATGTACGGTAAAAAAATGAATCCATTTGGCAAAGGCGAGTCCAAAGCCATGGAAGCCAAAGAAAAGAAAATGGCTCCTAGCAAAAAGGCTTATGCCGCTATGGAGAAGAAGCACGAAGGCAAAAAATCAACCTCTAAGATGAAATAAGGAACCACCATGATGTACGGAAAAATGATGATGGCTAAGGCCCCCGCAAAAGCTGGTAAAAAAGCTGCTCCATTTAAGCCTTGCCCCGGTTGCAAGAGCCCTGCTAAGTGCAAAGCCGCTGGCAAGTGTTTAGCTAAAGCCAAGTAATGCCATTTACGTCTGAGAAGCAAGCTCGCACTATGCGGGCTGCTGCACATGATCCTAGCTTTGCAAAGAAGCTGGGTATTGAAGTCAAAGCTGCCAAGAAAATGGTAGCCCATGACAAAGCCAAGGGCGCTAAGCCCAAAGCCAAGAAGTAATTACTTCATCCCTGCTGAACGTGTTCGTGCAAACGATCGGTTCGCAGACTTAGGAACTGCGCGGAGGTTACCTCCGCCGTTTCCACCGCCCTTTGCCATGGGCTTCTTGTGATCGACGTCAAGGCCGTCGCCTTTGCTGACGACGCCTTTCTTTTCCATTTGTCGACGCGCTGAATTGCGGTCAGCCCTGTTAGCAATCTGCTCCGGCTTACCTTGGTAGTTAGCGTACTCTTTCTTGTAGTCACGTGGCATGATAGTTGTCCTTAAAAAAGATATCTTATTGTCCCACAGCTACGCCGTTTAGAACAGCCAGTAGTACAGGGCTTTGCTCTCTGGACATGGTGCCAGTCAGAGTTGCTACAAACCGAGGGTGGTTCAGGTTTACAATCAGGCAATGCGTCTGGCCGGGGCTTCTGTCCTTGCATCCCTTGAACATCGTCACCCGATCGCGTTTGGCAATCATCGCGCCGTTAAGTTCTAGCTCACGCTCAATCCGGTCAATACCATCCTGCGACCTACCCAACCATGCCTTGAACAAAGCCAAGTTGATCGCAATCATGCTTCCGGGCATCACAGGGTTCTTGGCATCATAGACAACCTTTACCCGAGCAACAGCTTTATCTGGAGCGGGCTGAGTTACCTGCTCTTTACCTGAGCTATAAACTTCGGTGCAATGCACAAGGCGATCGTTGTGCTCCATGATGTACTGACCAATGGTATCGAACACATCAGACTTACTTTCAATTGCAGCTTGCCTAGTTTGCTTGACGCGCTCAATCATAAAGTCCACTGTTGCTTTTACATCGAACGGGAACAAACCCAAGGCTTGGCCAATACGACCCATGCCCCATGATGCAATAAGTAGCGTCCTGTAAAAGCGCTCTTGCGGCTCAAAGATAAAACCAAACGTTTTATTGAACGATGCCTCAGCCCATTTCCACACGACCTCGGGGCCGCCCTTGTCAATTACAACTTGCACAAGCTCTGGGAAAGCCCAACCGTTATGCTTCTCTACGATCTCAAAAAAGTCGTACCCAAAGCTACGCCCATCTTCTCGGGTAGCAACGAAAGTCCGATCATGTTGCGGGAACTCTAAGCAACGCGCTTTCAGCGGATCGTTGCCTGCCTGTGCGTTTTCAAACTTTCGGTACATCGAAATGTTAGACGTGACGTGAGTAGGAGCACACCACTTAGCGGGTTCACGCAACTCGCGTTCTTTTGTCATCGAAATCTTTTCGCGTCCAGAGCTAAGTGTGTAGCCCATGTCAGCCATGTCCTTGTCGTCAGCCGCAGTCATCTCGTCGATACAACATGGCAAGTTGTTAAGTACGCCGCGCATCTTATACATGGCATTTGCGGTGTCTTTCTGACTCAGGAATAAATCCTTGGGATTACCAATCAAACTGTTCACGCCAATCAGAGACAATGATTTACCAGTTGTCGTTTCATCAGAGTAGATCGACACAATTGCTGTTGCGTTACCGGCGGCAGGGCCTAGGATTCCCACTGTGCCTGTTAATACTGACGCACGAATATTGTCAGCACCGGGTAGGTTCAGCATATCCATCGCGCGAATCCACTCAGAGCGTTCACCATGCGGGCCAATCAATTTAGCGAAGTTAGATGCAGGGCCACGAAGGCGTGTGTCTGTTGCACCGGAAGGCGAGCCCAACACTGTCTGCCCGCACATGAACGAGCCATCTTCTTGCCAACCAAAGTTAACAAAGTCCAATCCTGTAGGTGCCTGTTGTTGCACCATCGTCAAGTAATCCATCAAATAGCTCCTAACTTTTTCTTGCTGTCCAGCATTCTTTACGTAGATTTGTTGGTTCAATAAAAATGTAGAAAAGTCTTTACCAATCGTCGCGAGTACAGACATCTCATGCTCTGTCTCTTTCCATCCAGTCATTGGATACTTTGCAATCATTTTGAATGCAGACTTGCGACTTTCAGAATCGTGGTACACACCAGTGATGTGAATCTCATACTGGCACACGTGGTCAAACTCTGTCACCTCTTGGGCAATTTCATTGCCGTTTGCATCAGTCGTTGTGATCTCGGTCTTGACCTCGCGCATTATCTGGTTGTTCTGAATGACGTAGCCCTTGGGCATTGTGAATGTGAACTCTTCACCTTCCTCAGTAACAACTTCAGTCTCAGTAACAACGGACAACTGCGCAGGGCTTGTAATCTTTCCACGGCTTGGGCAACCTTCGCAGCCCTTAGCGCACAACTGCTCAAACTTCGCACACGTCGTAGGCCCAGTGCCGTTCCAACCCTTGAGCTTATCCATGCTTGCGGCTAGATCAAAGTCAGGGTGCGTTCCTGCGATCATGATGACCGCTTCCTGCACATCTGTGCAATGCTTAGCAAGACCTAACGATGCACGCCATAAAGGTTCTTCTACATTGCGACCTGCGGCATCTAACACGCCACCAGAAGCTACAAGCGCACCCACCTGAGCACAACGCCCTGCGACCGCGGTAAGTACAACATCGTTTGTGTTGAGCACTGCATCAAGGATCGATGATCTTGCACCTTTGCGTGATGCTGTTGTCTTTGCATTCTTTGGCAACTTACCAAACCACGGCTTCAATACCGTGAACAACTCTACTGGATCGTAGTCAGGGCAATCACGTTTGCACTCGACCAACTTCCACGGCTGTTGCTTTTTATGATGCGTACCAACTGGACGAAGCACCATCGATGGATCATGAATTTTGCTTGTGTCGATCTCGACACCATGCTCTTCAAGCGCAATGCGAAGCGCGGTAGAAACCTTTATCCAATGCTCTTTCGAAATGTTCTGAGTCATTGGCCAGTAGCAGTGAATACCACGACCGGAAGAGATGACCATAGGCTGAGGCATACCAATCGCTTTGAGGGCGACGGACATTGCGATCCAACCTTCCTTCTGAGTAGCGTAAGGTTTGTCCTCACCAATATCTAAATCAAGCGCCAGTGCTTTGAACACTGTTGCATGTGCTTGTGTGCGGTACCATTTCTGCTTACCGTTCTCTACGTAACTGTGATTGGCAAATGCACCAACACCGAAGTAAACAGTTGACTCAGCTTCTGCATCCCACCTACTGATCGCTTCTATCGCATCATCGATGTCTGCGAATGATCCACGGTTCCAAAAAAAGCCTCTTGGATTTTGTCCTGATGGATCAGGCTTATGTATGCAAATAACCAGTTCGTCTGTTTGGGCGAATACGCGAGTAAAAAAGTTTTTTGTGTCCAAGACATGCCCCTAGATGAAAAACCCCGGCATTACCCGGGGAGCGTTTTACATTTTTATTTTATTACTCGTCGAACAAACTGTCGAGCTTTGCCGCTAATTCATCTGACGCTTTTACTGGAGCAACTACGGGTTTCGCCGCCTTGACAGGCGCGGCTACTGGTGCAGGTGTTTCCTCTTCGTAAGCATCGTCGACAGCGGGTGGCGCAATAGCGGCCTTTGGCGTTGGCGCTGCAATAGCAGGGGCCGCCGCTTGTGGAGCAAGTTGACGAGTAGCTACTTTAACAGAATCACTTCCAACTAAAGTGTCGACGCGAGAAATTGCTTTCTCTGGAACGTAACCTTTTTGCTTGAATGTAATCTTGGGGTAACTTGCCGCGTCATCAAAACCCAACTCGGTAATTACTTCTTCAGGGCCAATGCCGTAGTTACCTAAGTCCTTAAAGTATTCACGCAGGGCTTTCATACCGCTGACAGGTACAGTAAGGCTGTACACCTTGGAAGGATCAGCGGCGGCTACAACAGCCAAGTGGCGTTGGTCAGCACATATCTTAGACTTAGCACCAGACATAAGAACCTTAGAGCCAAGCACATTGTTGGGGCAGTCCGCGCAACTAGCGTGCACTGGTGACTCAAAATTAGCATCAGGCTTTAGGCCATCACTAGAGCCACAATCTGGTCGAACGTTCTCCGCAGACGCATCAAACGCTTTGGCATAAAACACCTTGGAAACCCTAGGGTTTGCACCTACGATGATGGTGTCTAGAGTGACGCCAACTGTTGTCTCAACACCGTCTTCGCTCAAGCGATAACGCCCTGCGCGGATGCTGATTTTTGGAAAACTAACGCCGTCGCTACCGACGATCGCAGATGCCACTGTTGATTTAGTGCCCGCTTGCTGACGGGCGGCTATACGGGCTGCAATGTGTGCAGGTACTGTTTGAATGTTGCTCACGATTATTCCTTTGCTTGAGCTTTACGAAGATTAAAAACACGGATAGACGAGAAATTTACGCCGGGAGGAGGAGCGCCATTGGCTTCAATGAAACTCTTTACCCCTAGCTTCGATGCGCGGGCTTCTACCATGTCCCAAGCATCGGTTTCCTTGCAATACGCAAAGAACTCTTCGCGCGACGCAACGGTCGCGGTGTGGTGTGTCGACCAATAGGCCGTACCAGAATTTGTTTTAACTGTCTCGAGACCGTCTTCCTGCGCTTTGGCAGTCATCCAGTTCTCAACGGCTACAAGCTTTTCTGTCAGCTTGGCTTTGGCCGCTTTATGCTCACGCTCGAGAGCGTCGATAGCACCGCGCACCTGCAGATACTTCTCTGCGGCTATTTCATAGTTCATAAGTAAGTCCTAACTGTTTAACTAATCATCACTGTTGATGCCCTGCACCAAATTTAAAAACTCCGCCAATGTGTTTTGCTTTGCGCGGAGTCGGCGGTATAACTCTGCCTCAAAGCCGGTGGCCCATATGTGCCAAACGGTCGTCTTGCCTGTTGTTGTCAACCGGCGAATCCTAGCGTTAGCTTGCTCGTACTGTTCAAGTGAATAAATGGGAGCAAACCAAACAATATCTTTTGCCCGAGTCAATGTCAATCCGTGTGCCGCAACCTTCGGGTGAGCCAACAAAATCTGCGGCCTGTCCGTGTGCTGAAAGTCGTTGAAGATTTGATTGCGTTCGTTTTTATTAACGTCGCCATGAACCGATGCAACATCGAATCCGTCGGCAGTTAACTTCGCTTGCAATTGATCTTGTACGCCTCGTAGCGGCACAAAGATAATAACCTTGTCTCCGATCTCTGTAAGTAAGTCAGTGAGTGTATTATACCTCAACGATCCATCGATTGCAATTCTACCGGTCTCGCTATATACGACACCGCAACTTATTTGCAACATCTTACTAAGCACAACCGCCGCATTCGCAGCAGTGACCTCACCACCTG